ACACTCGACTAGTCGTCGGCAGCGTCAGATGTGTATAAGAGACAGATGTATATCACCAGATAACGAAAACTATAAGAAAGAAGTATCAGACAGCTTTGTAGATATGATTTTTTATATTGCAGATCATATACAAAAGCCAAGTAATGACAATATAGAGCTATTAGATAAAATGTTTAATACTTATGTGAGATTATGCAGTAAATATCATGTATTACCAACCCTAGAAGTATTTAGCTTTTTAGTTGGGATTAATCGTACAACGTTTACTGACTGGATGAATGGAGTGTATAGAATAAACTCATCACATGGTGACACGGCTAAAAAATGGTTTGATATTTGCAAAAACTGTGCAATTAATAGACTGCATAACCAGACCGGAACAAATGCGAATTTGATATTTGTTGCAAAAGCTGCATACGGCATGGCAGAAACTGCACCAGTGCAAGCCACGCAGCAGTACGGCGTACCACAGCAAACCGCGCAGCAGATCGCAGAGAAGCACAAAGCCGCTTTGCAGCTTCCGGAGATGGAAAAGCCGGAGCTATAGCACGGAAAACTATATCTTGCAGTTTAGCAATAGTACACACAATATATAGTATGTAGTGATGTTTATTTAGGGTACACCCTAAAAACACATTTCATAAAACACTGTTTTTTGTGCAATATTACAATAGATTTTGTATAGCATTCCCTTGACCACTGCCGAAGGCCTACAATAAACAGCGACCAGGCAAGGGCAGCGGTTCCCATGGGGCGGCGGGCTGACTTGCCAGCGTCCGCACTGGATGACCGGGAGGGGGTATATATAAAACCCCATACAGGTTGAATGAGTAACCCGAATAAAGAACCTATTGTATTTTGTCCTACATATATAAGGAATGATGATATGACAAAAGGAAGGCCAACTACAGACCCAAAGGGAGATTCAATAAGAGTTCGAGTAAATAATGATATGAGAATGCTTCTTGAAAAGGAATCTCTTCGATCTGGAAAAAGTATTTCACAAATTATTAGAGATTTGATAATGAGTTATTTGATTTAGAAATGGGGTCACACAGATAAGGAGGACGTCCTAAACTGCAGCCTCCCATCAAAAAAGAGAACCATTAAGGCTCTCTTTTCAGATCATTGCTATTAAATTTTACTATGATATCTGGAAATGCTTCAACAGAAATTTGACAACCAAGAAAGTCAAGGATGGCTATAAGCTCATATGCAGAAAGCGTTTCTCTGGAAAACTTGTTAGCTAGTGCTTGTGGTGAAGTTCCTAGATGTTCAGCAACTTGAATATTTGTAATTTTTTTCATTTTCATTATTTGTTTAATTTTTTGAGATACCATATAAACACCTCCTACTTACATAATAAACGCAAATGTTATAAAAATCAATTAAAATTCACTTAAACGTGTAATTTGCTATTGAAAACACACACATTATAGTGTATAATTGTTTTATAAAGAAACAGGAGCGTGTATATATGAAAGTAGGATATGTAAGAGTTTCAACAGTAGAGCAAAATGAAGCGAGACAAATTGAAGCAATGAAAGCAGATGGTGTTGAAAGAATTTATATGGATAAAAAATCTGGGAAAGACTTCAATCGTCCAGAGTACCAGAAAATGATTGCTTCTCTTCAGAAAGGTGACATTCTGGTAATCCATTCAATTGACCGTCTTGGAAGAAACTACGAAGAGATTATTGTTGAATGGCGAAAAATCACAAAAGAGATTGAAGCAGATATTATTGTACAGGACATGCCGTTGCTTAATACCACGCAAAACAAAGACTTGACAGGAACACTGATCGCAGACATAGTTTTGCAGCTTCTCTCATATGTAGCACAAAGAGAAAGAGAAAATATTCGGCAGCGCCAAAAAGAAGGTATTGCAATTGCAAAAGTCCAGGGCAAATATAAAGGTCGTGCCAAAAAAGAGATAGATAAGGAACTTTTTAACGAAACTAAACGTAGCTGGCAAAGAGGGGAAATAACAAAGGTACAATTTGCCGAGATTATGGGAGTTTCAAGAAGTACGCTATATAAACTTTTAGAGGGGGATAAAGATGATTGATTTTACAAACAAATGCATTGTTACAGAAAACAATGTTGAATCAGAACAGTTGCTTAAAAAAGCAATAGCCCAAGGATTTAACTTGCCAAAAGGCGAAAAAGCAATGGAATCACATAGATACTTTCGTTTTATCGGGAGTCCGTATAAACATGTTGTGGCTCCTGTCCCGGTATGTACGAGTGATCTAAACAATGCAATCAGATACTCAGAGTTATTCGGTAATGAACTGGAAGAACTTGAAAAAATTACTGATTCAGCTGCACGTTGGTGCCGTACATACGGATATGAACATTTGAATGTATATGCAAATGAAGAATTCGAAAGTTATACTGGAAAGGCAATTGCAAAAACAGCAGATAACATCATACAGCGTGTTAATATTGAAATAAAGAAGCCACGTAAACTGACTGTTTCAGAGTTAGAAGCATACTTAGGATATCCAATTGAAATTGTAAGTTGAGGTAAATGCTCATGAAACCAAACTCACAATCCGAATCCATCCGCATCCGATTTTCCGAAAAACAGAAAAAAAGACTCCTGGAAGAGAAGAACCGGACGGACAGGAGTGTATCGGATATCGTAAGACAGGCAGTTGATGAATATTTTGGTAGGAAAAGACGTGCTTAAATTTTTCTCAAAAAATAAAAAAGGTGTTTCTGAATCCCAAGGCTTTAGTTCAGAAGAAATAGCGCATGGCGTGTTCAGAGTTGAAAAGAAAACAAATTATTTTCATAAAAAAGCAATTTGTAAAGATGGAAAGTTATACAACACCGAAACAGCAATAAAAGTTATCGAACTTGATAAAGAAAAAGTGAATTGGTTTGGTTCATACCAGATGAGAACGTATTTTATAACGGCTAAAGGAAACTGGTTTTCTTGCTACACGCTTGTTGAAGCCGGAATACGTGAGCATATGAAACAAGTAGGCGACATTGATGTAAAAGTCGTGGAAACAGATGTTTCCTATTTAGATTTGGAATTGGAAAGCATTCAAGAAGTAAAGGAAAAATTAGGTTTTGCCGATATCGACCTTTACAAGAAATATTTCGGGGAGGTGGAAGAAGGATGAATTGTTTTTTATACATAATTGGGAATGATATTTGTAAATGTGAAAAAGAAGAAGATATTCCAAGAGAAGCTATTAGAACACTTAAATTGCAAAACGGAGAATTATTTTCAAATGGAAACGGAGAATGGAAAAAGTTATTCATGCCGGATGCACCAATAAGTGATAACAAGGATAGTCTTCCCGAATCCCCCATTGATGTAGCCTCTATGCTTATCAATGCCACAGTAACTTGCGAACTACCAAATGAAGGCATTCCACTTTCCCCACTATTGGAACAAAAAACATGGGAAATTCCAAAATACAACATTCTGCAGTTGGAAGAGATTGCGAAACACCTTCTTCTCTACTGTGAAACTAAAAGAAAGGGGTACGAAGATGCCGATAGTGAAGATCACAAACCCCAACCCCTATGATTGGCGTGGAACAAAATGTTTTATTGATGGGAATAAAGTTCCGAATGTACGATCAGTTGATTTCCATGTGGCAGTATATGGAATACCCGTGGTTAAATTTGAAATGATGGAAGTTCCAGATATTGAAATGGAGTGCCTAGCACAAATTAGTGTCACTTCTCAATCAATTACTGATGCAATTTCAGTTTTAAGGCACGAATTACTACAACATGGAGAAATTTACAATGGATTCAAATCAAGCCTAAAATCGGCTTTAGAATCCTACAATTACTGTGGAATGCCATTTGAGCCAGAGGAAGAGATTGCAGAAAAAATTCTGAACTTCTTAATTGGGGAGGAAAAAGAAAATGAATGCACTTAATGTAATTGGGACAGCTGTAAATCTTGTATTTTTCGTTCTGGTTCTTGCTGGAACTTTAGCCATACTGGACGAAGAAGGAAAGACAAACGTAATACAGATTTTATTCTGCATTTGTTTAGAAATATGTTTCGCACTTAATATTTTTTTAATCTGCACGAGGTGACAAATGTATTTACCGATTCCAATTGGAATTATCCCGATTGAGTTAATCGAAAGGGTTAAATTCATAAAAGCGCCGCTTCGACTTAATCCATGTAGGTTCGGGAAAGCCTATGAAAGTGATAAGTCGAGGCATCCAGAGTAGCGTAAGCTCTTATTGATGAATACGCCAGGAATTATTGAATATTTAGAAAAAGAAAATTTCCCTCCTGGAAAAGAGTAATCAGTAAGAGCGGAAAGTTTATATACTTGTTTAGCTTAATATCACGACTTCCCCGGTTTTAATGGTGCGCCGGGGTTGATGGGCTATCGCCAAACGGTTAAGGCACAGCACTTTGACTGCTATATTTGCTGGTTCGAATCCAGTTAGCCCAGTTTGCGGTTTTGCTAACGCCGCAAGTTCATTTTATAACACTCTTTTCTGAAATCTAAAAGCGTTTCAGAAAACCTTTGTTGCGGTTGGTGGTCAAGAACTGCAACAGTGCCGGATTGTTTGTCATGGCGGTCAAATAATTCGGTATCTTAGGAAGCTTAGTTCAGCGGTAAGAGCAACGGCCTCATAAGCCGTAAGTCCTGGGTTCGAATCCCAGAGCTTCCATTTCTTCTAAATGCCATTCATCCGTAATATGGGTGGAAAAAACTTCCAGTTGAGCGTGTGGATTAGGTAAATTTATAGGTGCGATACGGCGTAGCCTAAATGGATCTGATTTCCCGGCTGGTATATCTCGGAGTTAAAAACATTAACGCAGCGCACGTTAATAAAAGGAGTTTTCAAGAGATGCCGTTCAAAGACGCATAAAAATATCCAGTGAATCTACAGCACTAAAACTTGTAGATAGTGGAAAGCATAACACGATAAACCTATTGCTAACCCGGAAGAACCGGGTTATTCGGAAAGTGCAAGTAACTGGGAACGGGCTAGTCGACTAGGTCTTGATGGTTCGAATCCATCCTTTCCGATTGTTTGGAGACTGAAAGTTTGGTGGTAGGAAAAGCACAGAGCAGTGCGTAGGAATGTATAACCGAGTTCCGAATACGTACTGTTTATCGGTGATATAGTGACTTCCTCTAGTAGTCAATAAGTGAACGTGCTGAAATGGTTCTTCCAAACATGTACATAGCAGGATAGAGAAGCGGAATCTCGCATGGCTCATATCCATGAAAACGGCGGTTCGAATCCGTCTCCTGCTATTCCATCTACCAAGTGTAGATAGGAAATATGACTTTAGCATAGCTATTGTTGGTTTTTAGACGAGGCAGCTCAATTGGACAGAGCAATGAGAATATTAGTCATGTTTGTGACTATAACAGCAATTTACTCCATTACAAGGCATAGGTTGGTGGTTCGAATCCATCCCTCGTCACTGCCCCGGTTATCGGTTACGGAAAACCGATTAGAACATGTTTGTGTTCTTCACTGCAAATAATTTTATAGGTTCAAATCCTGTCGGGGCAATTATGTGATGCTTACAGCAATCATTTTGGACATAACTGCTAAATTATGAAACCCAAAAGCATCATGAAATTTATGGGACGCTTACAGCAACTCACTTAAATAAAATCTAATTCGTATATTTTATATTTTTTGTGTCCTGAAAGGAGAAGAAACATGGATTTTGCAAATGCAATGAAGGAAGAAAGCAAGTTTACAAGAACTGAAAACGGAGCAGTTGCGCTGAATACTACAAGTGATGCAAGACTTGACCTGTTCGGAACTATTGGTGCATTGAGAGAAGCTGATGAAAATAGAATCACCACTTTATTCTCAGAAGCATTTGCACAGGATAAACTTTTTGCCACAAAGATTGCTTTTTATGCAAGAGATATTCGTTGTGGGCTTGGAGAGAGAAAAACTTTCCGAACCATTATCCGCTACATGGCTGAACATCATCCAGAAGCACTCAGACCGAATCTTGATTTAATTGGAGTATTCGGGAGATACGATGATCTGTATGAACTGATTGAAACACCACTTGAAGATGACATGTGGAAATCTATGAAGAAACAATTTGAGGAAGATTTGAAAAATCTCAATGATGGAAAAGCAATTTCTTTACTTGCTAAATGGATTAAGACTGCTGATGCAAGTAGCAGAGAAACTAGGAAGTTAGGAATCTTGACTGCACAGAAGTTGGGTTATCCAGTCTACAACTTTAAGAGAATTGTTCGTAGCATGAGAAAACAGATCGGTGTTGTTGAAAGCCTTATGTCTGCCGGTAAATGGAATGAGATTAAATATCCAGAAGTTCCGAGCCGTGCAATGATGATTTATCGCAAGGCCTTTGCAAAACATGATCCAGATGGATTTAATGATTTTATTAATAAGGCTGATAAAGGAGAAGTTAAAATCAACGCTTCAACTTTGTATCCTTATGACATCGTGGAAAAAATCCTTTACGGAAGAGAAAACAACAAAGTTCTTGAAGCACAGTGGAAAGCACTTCCAGATTATGTTGAACAGGGAACAAACGCACTCATAATGGCGGACGTATCTGGCTCAATGTATGGAAGACCAATGGCAACATCAATTGGACTAGCTATATATTTTGCCGAGAGAAACACAGGCGCATATCATAATCTTTTTATGACTTTCTCGGCAAATCCACAGATTGTTACTTTGAAAGGAGAAACACTTTTTCAAAAGGTGAGAAATGTTAATAAGGCAGACTGGGGAATGAATACAAACCTCAAAGCAGCATTCGAGAAAGTTCTTGATATTGCTGAAAAGAACAATATTTCACAAGAACAAATGCCAAAAGCTATCGTTGTAATTTCCGATATGGAAATTGATCGTTGCGGAAATAAGGACTGGTCTTTTTATGACAAAATGGAAAGTAAGTTTCGCAAAGCCGGATATGTTATTCCAAACATTATTTTCTGGAATGTCGAAAGCAGACATGATGTATTCCACGCGGACTCTACAAGGAAAGGCGTACAGCTTGCAAGTGGTCAGTCGGTGACAGTGTTCAAACAGGTGTTACAGAATCTTGGATACAATCCAATTGAAGCTATGGAGAACACGATCAATTCGGAAAGATACAATTGTATTACTGTCGAATGAAACAAAAGTGAAAACCATCTCAGTTCCTTTGAAAAGAACTGTCCGTGACAGGCGGCAATATGAAACATAGCTCAGTGGTAGAGCAATGATACTCAATATCATGTGACACAGGTTCGATTCCTGTTGTTTCTATCTGGCAAATTGCCATTGCCAGAAGTTGCATTTTCCCCCTTAAAGTTCCAGTGTTTCTCGTTGGGAGATTCATGCCGTTCAAGTCGGCACACTGGATTTTTCTAAATCGAGGTAATTTATGAAAGAAAAATGTTGCAAGAATTGCAGAAGACATGATGACTTCACATGGGTTTGTTTCAATGGTGATAGCGAATATTGCGCAGACTTTACGGAGCCAGAGTGTTATTGTGAGTTTTGGGAGAGAAAAGAAGATGGAGATATGTGGTAAAGAAATAAAAGACGAATGTTCAAACTGCGGAAATATCCTTGAATGCGAATTGTTCCGTCAAGGGCATGGAATAAAACAGGAACGTGAAAACATAGCTAAAATGATTGCCTGTCAGATGAAGCACAGGGAGAGAAGGGAATTTGAATGCTAAATTTACTTGATAAACGCAATTGCCCTGTTTGCGGTGGAATATTGAAATGTGAAAATGCCGATTTCACAAACCCTTTTATAGAAAAAGGACTCTTTTTAAATGTGACATGGCAATGCACCAATTGCGGCGCTGAATATACTGCAAAACTTGAATTAACCCCAAACGGATATGAGTTGCAAGACCGTGAAGCACATATTGATGTAGAGGATAATTTTTCAGCCGAAAAATTTATGCTTGGAAGAGACAATTTTCGAAGACAGAGGTGGTAAATATGAAATTTGAGGATATGGCAAACTGGACAGAGGAACAGCTAAAAAAGAGGTTGTGAGACTATCTGAAGAATGTGAGAAGAAGCAGCATATAATCCTGGACTATGAAGCTTTATCGGAGACAATTAACCAAAAGCTTCTTGAAAATGATAACTGGAAGATTCCGATTGATGGAATTGAAAATGTAGATACTGGTCATCCATCTATAGAATGGTATGAACAACGCCACCAGGATGACTGTATTAGAATCAACGAGTTAACTGTTACTGTTGACACTCTGGTTGACCGATATGCTAATTTAAGGAAAAATAAAGGAATGTGCTGATATGGGTGAAAAGGACAAGTTAAGACGCTTATTTATAGGAGATGGGGAAACAGCCATATCGGGAATACCAGAATTTCCAGGAGATTTAATTGCTTATGCATTACAGACTTTTGAGACACAAGATAATTCTGTTATCTTCGCAGGAAAATCACTTGAATTTGAAACCGAATTTAAACTCACTAAAGAAAACGCTTTGCTCTTTGCTTTTCCAGAACGAATAAATCAGAATAATTTCCGAAAAATGCATGGCATTCCAAAGCGGAGGAAAATTAATGGTACCAGGAAACGCAGATTATGACCTTGACGGAGCTTTATTGCGTGATGAAGCCGTATATCTAAAGAAACTACATTCAGAGTATCTAGTATGCGATGATTTAAAGATTGGAAATATTGAACCAATATCAAAAGAAGTGTTGAACAATATAGAAATCACACAAAACAAAAAGATTGTTTATGGAACTTTTGGAACATTTTCCATTAATGATTTGCCAAAGCAATTGAGGGAGAAAATTAATGAGTATTAAGTCAGCATTAGAATCCGAAGGAATAGATTTTTCTGAATACATGAACCCACCAGAACCATGGAATGGACAGGCATTAATACGGAATATCAATGGAACGAAATACGCCTGTTGTCCTTTTTGCCAGAAGAAAGCGCTTCTGATTAGCCCAAACACGAAGATTCAGCACTTGAAACTGAAATGTAAGGGTAGTAATTGCAAGAAAGAGTTTGAGGTGAATGTATGAACACAAAACGGATTAAATGTATTTTGACAGGTGGATGCAAGTTCAAAAGTTCGGATACAGAATCGAAATGCAATGATAAAGAAAAGACTTGCACCATTACAGAAACTTGCTACAAATGTGGGAAGAAGTACACTGCCGTATTTACCTACAAACAATTAGGGATTCCAGTGAGGTGAATGTATGAATTGGTTTAAAGAAAAATGTTCCCACCTATATGAGGAAATTGGGAAATGCTATGACAGAATAGATTACGGAAATGGTACTCATATAAATGCTTATATTGTAAAAAAATGCAAAATATGCGGAAATATTACAGCCAAGACTGTATATTCAAATGAATTTACAAAGTATACATCTCCTGTAAGAGTTGATGATTGTGTAAAAAAACTGATAGCTAAAGGATATGTTGACAAGGTTGATTTCTTTTTGGAACACGAAAATGATAATATACCGTGGAAATAAATGGAGGTCTATTGAGTGAAGAAGGCAAGAAAAATATGTTGGATAATTGCGAATTTCATAATATTCAAATGGGCAGCAGATTATTTGATAGCCACAATTCAAATGATGGTTGAAAATAATTGGGGATTTTCGGCAGTACCATTACTGTTTATGGCAGTATTCGCAGAATGGAAAGTAATTGAAAATATTTTTACGGAATTAAGAAGATGATTTTATCAAGAAAGGATATGTATGACAAAACAAGAAGCCGTAGTAGTTGAAACCTACACAGGAATTTGTATGCTTGTAGGAGATGATCGCCGACTTGCATATGAATATGCAGAAAAACTTTTAGGTCATCCGATATATACGCATGAATTCCCAAAGTATGTCGACGAGTTAAAAAAACTTAGCAAGCCAGATTTTATTGAAATTTGCAAAAAGTTAAGCGATTAAATGGTATGGTGCGAATTAAGAAACATTCCGTGCATACATCCAGAACCAGATGGATTAGAAAATTGCAGATATTGTGAAAAATATAGTTTTGAAAAATATTTAGAATACAAAAAATCAAAAAGAAAAGTCAAGAGAGCCAAAAAGGAGCGCCATTATGAGTGATTTGAAGATATTTACAGAAAAAATCGAGCAAGAAGCATTAAATCAAATTTATACACTAATAAAACAGCCTGCATTTTCTGAATGTAAAGTACGAATCATGCCAGATGTTCACGCAGGGGCAGGATGTGTAATTGGCTTTACAGCTGATCTTGGAGATAAAGTAATTCCGAACATTGTTGGAGTAGACATTGGATGCGGAATGCTCACAACACAAATTCCTACTGATGTGGGAACAATAGATTTTAAAATCCTTGACGAAGTGATAAGAAATAATGTTCCGGCAGGAAGAAATGTACGTGACGAAATCATAAATTTTAAAGAATTAGAAGAACTTCACTGCTTTTCACTGCTTAAAAATGTTGAATGGATTCGCAGGAGTCTTGGTACACTTGGGGGAGGAAATCATTTTATTGAAGTTGACACCGATTCAAAAGGCATAAACTACCTTGTAATTCACACTGGAAGTCGTAACCTTGGAAAACAGGTAGCTGAAATATATCAAAAAATTGCCATAGAAGATATGCAGGGTACAGATAAGCTCGAAACTGAAATACAGAAATTAGTAAAAGAATACAAGTGCTCTGGCAGGCATAAGGAAATTCAAAATAGTATTGATGAATTAAAACGAAAATGGAAGCCAGACAAACTTGGAATTCCGAAAGAACTATGTTATTTGACAGGTGAGCATAGAAGACAATATCTGCATGATATGAAAATCTGTCAAGAATTTGCAAGAATAAACAGAAGATGCATACAGTCAGCTATATTCTACACTATGAATTGGACACTTCAAAGAAACACATGGTTTGACACAATTCATAATTATATTGACCACGATACAAATATTGTTCGGAAAGGTGCGATATCAGCTAAACATGGTGAAAAAGTTCTTATCCCTATGAATATGCGAGATGGATGTATTATTGCAATTGGAAAAGGAAATGAGGATTGGAACTGTTCAGCCCCGCATGGCGCAGGGCGTATTATGAGCCGATCAAAAGCAAAAGAAAACATTTCGTTAGAAGAATTTAAGGAGTCTATGAATGGGATATATACAACATCCGTTCAGAAATCTACAATTGACGAAAGCCCTATGGCTTACAAACCGCCGCAAGAAATTATTGATAAAATCAAAGATACCGTAGATATAGTTGATATTATTAAACCTGTATATAATTTCAAAGCAAGTGAATAATCAGTCAAGAGAGCCACATGAGAGCCAGACTAAATCCTAAAAAGAAAGGAGGTCTGGCTCTATTTTTATGTCAAAAATTACAGAAGGTTCGCTCGAATGGTATCGGGCAGTGCTGAATCAAATTATCAGTAGTGATATGACAATCTATCAGAACCAAAAAGATTGCCTTGATTTGCTCTTGAACATGAATATTGACCTTCCTTTCGACAAGAACCAAGAAGCACGGAAAATGGCCATGAAAGTAAGCCAATACTCACATAACATAGCAGAGAAGTGTGCTGCATTAACTGGCAGTGGCGATTTTGATGATATCTACTGGCAGTATTTGTTACTGGAAGCACCACATTTGCTGGATTCCTATGCCATGTATATAGAAAAAGATAGAAAACCAGAAGAACGGTTCTATTTGCCAAGACGCAGAACATTGAAAAAAGTAGTAGATAAATTACAAGCACTTGAAGAAGATGAACTTGACGAATTGTTTCTGCATCAGCCAGCCAGAACTGGTAAATCACAAATTATTACTGTCGGAACCGCATGGCATTGTGCAAGAAATTCAGAGATAAGCAACCTCTATGTTACATATAAAGAAGGACTTGGCGGTGCATTCCTAGATGGAGTTACGGAAATATGGACTGACCCAACATATTGCCATGAAGATGTATTTCATTCAAAAATAGCCAGAACAGATGCAAAGAACCACAAAGTAGACCTTGAAAGAAAGAAAAAATATGCGACATTATCTGGAAAAGGTTTGGAATCTGGTTTGAACGGTGAGTATGACGCATATGGTTGGCTGATTCTCGATGATATCCTGGAAGGTATTCAAGATGTATTAAATCCAGATATTCTCAGAAGAAAGCAAATTGTGTTTGACAACAATGTAATGTCACGAAAGAAAGAACAATGTAAATTGATTCTAAATGGTACTATCTGGTCATTGCATGATTTGTATATGGACAGACTATCATTTCTTCAGAATAATCCAGAAGCAAAACACATTAGATATGATGTTCTTAAAATTCCAGCTCTTGACCCGGAAACTGATGAGAGTAATTTTGACTACGATTACGGAGTTGGATTCAGTACAAAATATTATCGCACTATTCGTTCTAAATTTGAAGAAAACGATGATATGGCAGGATGGTTAGCCCAGTATCAGCAGGAACCTATTGAAAGAGATGGTGCTTTATTTAATGCGCAACATATGAACTTTTATAATGGACAATTGCCAGATGAAGAACCATTGAAAGTAGTTTCAGCTTGCGATGTGGCTCTTGGCGGTAGTGATTATCTTGCAATGCCAGTAGCATATGTATATGAAGATGGTTCCGTATATATACACGAAGTAGTATTTGATAATTCTGAAAAGAAATTTACTATGCCAAAAGTCGTATCAGCAATTGTCAATAATAAAGTTACGAATGCTTTTTTTGAAGCCAATGCAGGCGGCGAAGGGTATAAAGATGAAGTAGAAGGAAAGTTAAAGGAGCAAGGGTATCAAACTAATCTTACTTCTAAATATGCGCAACAAATGATTTTGAATAATGGTGGACACGCACCTAAATCGGCAGTGAGAAAAGAACAGAGAATTTGGGATAATGCTGAAAACATTAGAAAATTTTATTTTCTTGATACTGGATATCAAAACGCAGAGTATAGAAAATTTATGAATAATGTCTATTCATTCACAATGACAGGAAAAAATAAGCACGATGACGCACCGGATTCACTCGCTAGTTTAGCAGTATTCTTAAAAAATGGAAGCGGAGTTGGAACCGCAACAGCAACACAGAATCCACTTTGGGGAAGGAGATAGAATATGATGACTGCAACTCAATATTTACGCCAGATTGAAAATTATGATAACAGAATCAAAAATAAGCTTATTGAAGAAGAACAGCTCAGTTCTCTTTCCACAAGCGTATCTGCAATTCCTGTTGGAGAAAAGGTACAAACTTCTGTGAAACGTGATCCGATGGGAGATATGATTGCGAAGATATTTGACCTGCGAGAAGAGATTTCAGAAATGATATCTGAATTTTTACAAAAAAGACAAGAAATAGTCCGAACTATAGAACAGGTTGAAGATCCATTACTATATGACATATTATTTAAGCACTATGTTGAGTACAAATCATTGGTTCGTATCGCAGATGAGATGGGATATTCTGAAATACATATTAAGAAAAAACACTTAAAAGCCATAGCAGAAGTAAAAAAGATAAAAGGTTTTGAAAGATGATACCATAGTATACTGAATGATACCGCCAATATGTGTAAAATATAAAGTAGAGCATTGGATTAAAATATCCAGTGCTTTTTATTTTGCAGAAAGGATGGTTCGGCTCGTGAGAAATACAATGAATTTTGTAGATTTATGCCGAGGTGAGTTCGGGCGAAAAGTAGCCTACACAGGCGTTGACCGAATCACTCCACAAAATGTAGTAAAGGTAGTATCTGATACTATTGGCATACATAATAGAAATCGAACATTGATTGATTACTTGTATCGGTACATGAAAGGCGATCAGCCGATATTATACCGAAACAAAATAGTCCGTCCAGAAGTTAATAACAGAGTGGTTGAAAACCACGCATTTGAAACTGTGAAATTTAAAGCTGGACAGATTTGCGGGGAGCCAATCCAATATGTATGTAAAAAGAAAAATGCAGACGAAAAAATAAATGAGCAAGTTGACCTTCTGAATGATTATCTGGATGAAGCCAATGCAGATGCAAGAAACATCCAAAGGGCAATATACCAGAGCGCAACAGGAACTTCCTATAAGGCTATTCTGAAAGAAGAGGACTGGACAAAAAACGGAGATTTACCACCGTTTAGAATCTTCATTCCGTATCCTGGTGATTGTTACATTGTATATTCGCAGAGGAACGGAAAACCAATGCTGTCCGTTCAGATTTTGAAGGATGAAGATGAGCAACAATACTACTTATGCTATTCAAAGAAACAGTTTTTCAAAATCACGAATGGAAAAGTAACCGAATATGGCATCAACGGTTTTGGAGGAATTCCTATTGTTGAATGCCCGAATAATCATGACAGGCTTTCAGATGTTGAAATTGCAATCACCTTATTTGATGCAATTAACAAATACCAGTCTGATAGATTAAATGGCGTTGAACAGTTTGTGCAAGCCTTTATGAAGTTCAAGAACTGCGAGGTAGATGAAAACGAGTTTTTGAAAATGGTAAAACTTGGTGCCATCTCTGTAAAAGATACTGGAAATGGCTGTCAGTCAGATGTTGAACTGATGACCGCTGAATTGAATCAATCAGAGAGCCAGGTTGCAAAGGATGATATCTACAATAACATGCTGATTGTGGAAGCAATGCCAAACCGCCAAAGCAATAGCGGAGGTGATACAGGAAATGCTGTATACCTTCGTAATGGATGGGACTTCGCAGAAAGAGATGCAAAATTGGTAGAAGCATTCACCAAGGAAGCTGAAAAGGAATCTGCTAGAATTATTCTGAATATTATCCGTGGTACATCAAATGATGTTAATATCTCAACCAGAGATTTTGATGTAAAGATAACCAGAAACCCAACAGACAATATGCTTGTAAAAGCACAGGCACTCGATTATCTGTTTAAAAATAAAATTCATCCGCTTATTGCACTGATTACTTGCGGTTTATTTAGTGATCCGCAGAAAGTCTACGAAATGAGTTTACCGTATCTGGGAACTATTTACCCGGAACTGGCAGACCCGGAAGCGGAAATGCAGAAAGCACAGCAATTACTTGACGGAAAGTTTCAAAATCCGTCCAAAACAGAACCAATGGCAAATTCTCCATCTAACGAAGAATGAACCAAATTTCGATTATTTAAGGAGTTTTAGAGAAATCTAAGGCTTCTTTTTTAATACCCAAAATCAAATAAATTGCAACAGCCCGTGAGCGTAAATCGGGTACAGACCATGTGCGGAGCGAACCGTGTTGAAAAAGCGTATTGGACTGGAAGAAAGGAGATTTCAATGACAAGAGAACAGGCAAAACAGGCACTTATCGGTATGGGAGTTGCAGAACCTTCCGAGGAACAGGTTTCTAAGCTTCTTGATTCTATTTCTGCTGAAACTAAGAAAGAGAAAGACAAAAATGTTTCTCTGAAGGAAAAAGCTGAAAAAGCAGATTCCCTGGAAAAAGAGTTGGAAGAGTTGAAAAAGCAGAACATGACCGAAGCAGAACGGCTAGAAGCTGAACGCAAGAAAGAAAAGGAAGCAGTGGATAAGGAGTTAGCTGATTTGAAAGCTGCGCTTGCAGAATCCAACAAAAAAGCCCTTACCAGTGAAATTACTTCTATGTTCGCAAATGCAGGACTTTCAACCGAAACATACGCGAGTGCTATTAAAGCATACGCATCTGCATTGTATGAGAAACCAGAAGATGCAATGAAAGAAGTCGAAACTTTTGTTAAGGGAGTTTCCGAAGCAAATAAAACAGCACTTGATACCGCAAAAGCAGCTTGGGAGAAGGAAGCATTGGAAAACACTCCGAATCCGGGCGGTGGTAGCGGTGGGAAAGCTACAGTAAAAAGTGATGCTGCTGAATTTGCAAAAGCTTACTCAGCAAAAAAGAACCAGGAAACTAAATCAGTGGACGGTAACGCCCCTGTAAATATTTAAGTAAAGGAGATATAAAAATGGCTTTTATGAAAACAGAGCAGTATGAGTCCACTCCAAATATTCTTGAATCCGAGGTCGGACTTGTACTTAAAACCTACACAGCAGATCAAACAAATGCTGAAACAGTTGGAACTAAGAAAATTATTAAAGCAGGTTCCGTATATCCAACAAATGCAACAAGCGCAATCGGCATTGTATTTGAAGATGTTGATATGACAGATGATACAAAGAGGCCAATTTCCGTGATCGTCGCAGGCCGTGTTCTCGAAAAAAGACTTCCAGTAACAGTTGACACTACTGCAAAAACAGAGCTTGAAAAATCCGGAATTGTTTTTGTAGTCACAGAAGACCCAGTATTTTAAGGAGGTATGACAAATGCCATTTAATATTTTGGAATCAATTACCCAAGAAGAAAGACTTAACTTTTCTCAGAATTTCAGCGTTAAAAGACCAGGTATTCTTGACACCATTTTCCCAGATACAAAAACCCAGTATCTGAAAGCAGAGTATTACAGACTTATGGCTGGACAGAATCTCCCGGAAGTTGCATTCGTCCACGCTCTTGATAGCGAAGCAGAAATCGGCACAAGACCTGGATTTGAAAAAGTCCTGACTGAAAAACTCTTCATTAAGAGAAAAATCAATCAGTCCGAAAACTTACGGCAGGCAATTGAAAATGGTGTGCCGGATAATGAAGCGCTGAAAAACTTTGTATTTGATGATGCAGCCAGACTGTTCGAGGGCGTTGTTACAAGAGCAAATGTTATGAAAGGACAGTTCCTTTCCACTGGTGCTGTAACAATCAAAGAGAACCATGTTGACATGGGAATTGACTATGGCGTTCCAGCAAGTGCAAAAGTAACGCTTACTGATTGGTCTAAGCCAGATGCAGATATCATGGGCGATATCCAGAAAATGGTAGCTGTAGCAGAAGGCAATGGCTATGTAGTAAACAAAGCTGTTACTTCTCTTAAAATGATTAACTACATGCGGAACAACACTGCAATGCAGACAGCTGTTCTGGGTGCTACAAATAAAAGGCTTCTCACAAAGCAGGAACTTGTAAATCTGCTTATGCAGGAATATGGAATCACAATTGATCGTTGTGATGAGAACTTTAATTTCAGAAAAGCAGATGGAACCCTGAAAACAGCCAGATACCTTAAAGAGGATGTATTTACTCTGTATGAAGCAGATGCTAACGGTTCTTTCGGTGTTGGCCTCTGGGGTGTGACACCAGAAGAGCTTGAATACAGACAGTTTATACAGGAAGAGAATCGTTCCTTTGTTACTCTTTCCATGTGGGCTACACCAGACCCAGTTGCAGTATGGACAAAAGCATCCGGTATGTTCGTCCCTGTTGTACCAAAAGCAAACGGTGGTATCGTGATCGGTACCAAAGCGGGGGAATAACCGGGCATAGTCTCGATGAAAACAGCCAGTCACCATCTGTAGCAAGTGTTTATAATGAATCAATACATAAGTATACAGAAAGCGAGCTGTCTAATATGACTGTACCACAGTTAAGGCAGCTTGCAAGTGATAATGGCTATGCCCTGACCTCAACAAATAAGGCTGGTATCATTTCTGAAATATTAGTTCAGCAAGGGTAGGTGATTAAATGGACGAACAGCTTATAGAGGATTTGACAAATTATCTTGAAGATGATGCAGAAACTGCGAGGATGATTCCTCTTTCGGCAAAGAGGGCTATTCGTTCATTTAAGAAGAAAAGGAATTATCCTTCATCTTACAATGATGAGAAAATAAATTCCGATATGGAAAACTGCTATGATTGCATTTTTGATTTGGCTCTTTTCTTTCTGGTGAAACAGGGAGCTGAATTTCAAGGATCACATTCAGAATCTTCTGTAAACAGAAATTGGACTTCCGAAACTGAAATCTATGTAAATCATGGTGTTTTTCCATTTATCGGATTCTAAGATGGTGTGTGCGTGATACGTCAATCCTCCCACGTATCGCAGGGGTGCTTCAAATTAGGTGGGTAGAAGCAATATCTTAAAAAATGGGAGTGATGGAAAGGAATAGCGATGGGATGTGAACACGAGTGTATCAACGAACACCGCTTGAAAGAATTGGAAAGTGCCGTCCATGAGATGAAAGAAAAGCATTCCAAAAGGGATGGAGTTTTTTTTGAACGTATCAATGCGCTGGAACAGAAAATTGCTTTATACAACAATGACCTGGGACACATTAAGGATACAGTTGACGAAATGAACGACAATTTAAAATCACTCATGGAAAAGCCAGGAAAGTTACAGGACAAAATAATTGCTTATGTCATAACTGGCATAATTGGTATTGTTTTAGGCTTTGCCCTAAAAGGCATTTTCCCGGTGTAAATATTGATTCCACTAACAGGGAGGACGGTGGAATGGATGATTATAAAGACTTTTCGGAAGATGAAAGAATCTTCTATTTGCGTGAAGCTGGATTTGATTCCAGAGAAAAAGAGCTATTCCGATTGCGTGTTTACGAAGAAAAAACACTTGCAGAAGCTTCAGAAATCATGGGCTACAGCCCAAGAACCGTAGACCGCATAAACAGAAAATTAAAGAAGAAAATTATGAAAGTCGCCCCGATGTATTGTCGGGGCTTTTCTTTGTATTCATAGAAAATGGCGTATTTATGGCGTTATCATGGCGTGTTAATCAACCTCTTATTATTGTAAAATATACTTATAAAAACAAGGGAGGTTTGAGATATGCAGTATGGTAATCCGTATTTTGCGCAACCATTTCAACAAATACAGCCGTATCAAGATAGATTAGCACAATTGCAGAATAGTTATCAGCAGGCAATGCCATACGGACAGGCACAGATTCAGCAACCAATACAACAAATGCCACAAGTACCACAAATCCCCATGTTGCAAGGACAGATGGTTGATGGCATTGATACTGTAAAGGCAAAAGATGTAGATATGTCTGGAAACCCTGTCTATTATCCAAAAACTGACGGTACAGAAGTTTACCGAAAACAGTTACAGGCAGATGGCAGAAGCCGAATTTTCACTTATAGACTTGTAAATGAAGGAGAACAACCAGAAAGCAATAACACAAATCAAGTTGATATTGTTTCACTGATTAACCAACTTCGTGATGATGTTCACGCAGAGATTTCTGAAATTAAAGAATTATTGCCAATACAATCTGAACCGCCCAAGACACAGAAGGGAGGTAATCAGAGATGAATTTCAACCCAAACGCAATAATGAAACAAAGAATTCAGCAAATGATTTTTCAAAGGTTCGGAAGCGTTGATAATATGATGAACGATATGAGCAAATTTGCTGGAAATAATCCAACATTAAAAAATGCTCTGGATTTATACAAACATGGCGATACAGAACAACTACACCAAGTTCAGCAAAACATATTTAAAGAAAAGAATTTTTCTCCCGAAGGAATTTTAGAAAAATTTTTAGGGATGAAATAACTTCCCCATAATTGGGTGATTTAGAATCGCTACAATTTGGGATGACAGCCGCGGATGTCTCCTATTGTAAATAAAATTTAAGGAGACTAAAAACATGATGAATGGTTCAAATTATAGTCTTAGCGACATTGCAGCCGCTACAGGCTCTAATAACCGTGCAAACGACATGTGGGGCGGCGATGGTTTTTCCCTTATCTGGCTTGTCCTTATTTTCGCAATCTTCGGCTGGGGTGGTTTCGGCGGCTTCGGCGGCTGGGGTGGCAATGGTGGAAACGGTACAAATGGTGCAGGTTTCCAAGGATGGGCTACCAGATCAGATATCAACGAGGGCTTTGCTCTGAATGATATTCAGAATGGTATCAGAGGTATTCAGCAGGGTATTTGCGATAGCACATATGCGCTTAACAATACCATGCAGAGTGGCTTCAATGGCGTGAACGTTGGAATGCTTCAAGGCTTCAACGGCGTTCAGCAGGCAATCAATGCTGATACTGTAGCCGGTATGCAGAATACCAATGCATTACAGTCTCAGTTAGCAAGTTGTTGCTGCGAGACCAGAGAAGCTATCCAGGGTATCAACTATAACCTGGCTACCAACACTTGTGCATTGCAGAACACAATGAACAATAACACCAGAGACCTTCTGGAAAATCAGAACAGCAACACAAGAGCAATCCTTGATTTCTTGACGAATGATAAGATTGCAACATTACAGGCAGAGAACTCTGATCTGAAACGTGCTGCTTCTCAGGATCGCCAGTCTGCATTGCTTACAACTGCAATGGCTTCTCAGACACAGCAGTTAATCAATGCAATCAATCCTGCTCCGATTCCTGCATTCCAGGTTCCAGCTCCATATGCGTACGCAGGATGTAGCACATATGGTAATGGTTGTTGCTAAGTAACTCACCCTTAGAGGTTGACTAAATTCTAAGAGGTGGGTTGCGGCTCACCTCTTATTGATTGAGAGGTAAAAAATATGGCATGTAAGAATGTTTGTAAGCTTTGCAATCACCTTGTGCTGTCTACTGCAATTGCATTCACAGGTGGAAATCTTGTGGTTACTATCCCGGAAGGAAGCTACAATAATGGAGAAAAATACTGCATTGTTTTAGCGCAGTCTATTCCAAATACAACCACAATTACCGCCCCAGTAATGATTCAGATAGGAACAGGAACAACCTTGTATCCGTTAGAGAATCGTTGTTGCGCACAGGTAACAGCATGTGGCGTAAGAACCAGAACAAAATATGCAACCAGAGTTGCAACAAGTGCTACTGGTGGAGCGTTCAAAATGTTAGGAAATCCGGCATGTAGTCCGAACAACAATCTGACTGCAATCAATGGTACAGCCCCAACAGCAGAAAATGTTGTACAGGCTGTGAAGAGGGGAGGTATCGTGAATGCATAAGACAGCAATGGAAATGGGAAAATGGGCTATGGAAAAAGCCAAAACACATGGCTTTGATAATCTCAGCGCTCAAGACTGGGACGATTTGAAAGACTGCATGGAAGCAGTAAAATGTGCGATTTGCGCTGATAAAGATTATCGCATTGTGGAAGCTATGGATGAATGCGAACAGGAAGAAAAATATCTTGGACGCATGGGATATGACCGTTACCGCTATTCAAATGGGCGTTTCGCTCCAAAAGGTAGGGGAACCAGAAAAGGTTATAGACCATATCTGTACATGGAAGATGATGACTGGATGGATGAGTATTTAAACAATCCAGAATTTGAGCACAATATGTACCGCATGGGATATCATACAGACCGTAGTGATATGGAAATGGGTGACATGAATCGGAAGAAATCCAGATATGGCGAATCCTATGATAGATACGATGAGAATCGTAGGCACTATCATGATTCCAAAGACACGGAATCCAAAAGAAAAATGGATGATTCCATGAAGGAGTACACATCTGACATTATCCGTAATCTTACTGAGATGTGGTCTGATGCAGATGCAACGCTCAGGCAGTCAATGAAAGCTGACTTGAACCGACTTGTACAGCAAATGAACTAGAGCAATAAATGAATTAAGTCCTTGTCGCAAAATAATGCGGCAGGGGCTTTTTTTCGTAGAAAGGATGTTGATAAACCATGCTACGACAATTCTACATGAATGGGGATTTATGGAGAGTGCAGTTTGTTCCATCACAAGATGATGTTTTAATTGACCGCACAGGAAGCAGAACACTTGGAGTATCGGATTATTCCACCCATATTATTTCGATTGCGAACAACCTACATGGAGAACTTTTGAACCGTGTATTTATCCATGAGTTAGGACATTGTGTAATGTTCAGCTATGGTTTACTGCCAGAGCTTCACCGCATGGTTAAGAAACGATATTGGGTGGATGCAGAGGAATTTGTATGCAATATTCTGGCAGACTACGGACAGTTTGTTATTGGCACAGCCAGAGATGTTTTGGGAAACCAATTTACATACGTTTCGCCTGTTGGAATGGAAAGGATGATTGCATGAGAGTATTAAGATTTATTGTAAATAATCAAAGAATTTATCCAGATCCCAAGTGTGATTTCTCTGGACTGGTAAAGGGCACAACTGGATATCTTAAAACATTGTTTATCTTTTCGCCAGAGTGGAACGGATGTAAAACGGCTGCTTCATTTTGGAGAATGGAAAAAGAATACCCAGTAATACTGAAAAACAATCAATGTGAAATTCCGCCAGAAGCCCTTACTTGGGATTATTTTTCTGTATCTGTCACTGGCGTAAAAGATAACGGAAAATACATTATAACTACTGGTAAAACCAAAGTATCGCAGAGGGGGTAGAACATGGCAACAGCACTTGATTTACTTATGAGTACAAAAGAAGATGTTAATTTGTTTTCTGAAGAATCCGATATATGCACAATTGACGCTAAGACAAGGGCTATTTTCGTGCCCTCTACAATCGTAGTTGGTGGTGTACAATCTGACAAGAATGCAGAACGTATTAAATTTTCATGTCCCAAAATTGTAGGAGATAATCTTGATTTATCCAAATTTTCAGTCAGAATTAACTTTGAAAACGTAAGCAGTGTAGATTTTAATGTTTCTATCAAAGACCAATACATTTGTGATGATGTAGCTGTAGATGGCGAAAATGTAACTTTTTCTTGGTTGATTGGAAGAAATGCAGCAAGGTATATGGGAACGGTACGTTTTATTGTTTGCGCTGTTAAAACGGATTCCGATTCAAATATTAGTGTTGAATGGAATACCGCAATAGCGGAAGTACCAGTGCTAGAGGGTATCGAGATTGATCAACCACAGATAGGACAGGAAGAAAAAGATGTTATAAATCAGCTTTTGGAGCTTACTAAAAACACATCTGCGGAAGCTGTTCAAAATGTAAATTCCGCAAAAGAACAAGCTATTAAGGACATCCAGAGCGTATCACAGCCAGACACTACATTGACTATAGAAGGTGGGCTTGCAGAAGCAAAAGCAACTGGAGAAGCTATTGGTTCGCTAAAGGAAGATATAGGCGATTTTTCTACAAAATCCTTAATCCCTTATACAAAAATTGAAAACAAAATGATCGATCGATATAACGCTCGATATGATAATTCAAATTATGATTTAATTGTTGTACAGGATTTAAGCCAATATATTGGAATGCAAATTTTGTTTACATTTTCTGCCGCAGACTCGGCGGCGTATACTATTTCTACAAATGAATATGAGAAGATTTTGGAGCATGGTACACCAGAGGAAATAATTTCAGATTACAAAAACGGAACATACATTTCGACAACTGTAAAAGTCAACGTGACAGAGCAAATGAAAATTTTGCAAATCTCGTTTGCAAAAAATAAAAACTCTGGATTTTTACTCGCTGTATGGAATAGTGTAAGAGGTGAAATTCAAAAAATTGGACAATTTGAAACTCCTGAAATGTATGGTGCAAAGGGAGACGGAGTAACAGATGATTCGGGTGCGTTTCAAAGAATGCTGGATCATTGTGAAAAGCCAATACTTTTAGGAGCCAAAGAATATAAAATATCGACAGGACTGATAGATACAACCGGTCACGTTTTTTTGCCAAATTCAAGCACCCTGAATTGTGATTTTCCTGGGTATGCCTATACAGTAAATATAAAAAAACAAGAGATGCTGCAAGATTGTCTAAATATAACCTGAACATCAATGGGAACTTTTTGTCTGATGGGATTCACATCGTTTCGTCCATAGGAAACGATTTTAATGTTCGAGTGAAAAATGTGCCAAATGTTGGGTTGCATCTCGACAGAAGCAAACAGACGGCTGCTTACGAAAACAAATTGAATGTTCATGTGGACAATATTGGAAAGTGCGGCGAAATTGGAGTTGATATTGATGGAAATGACAATTTTGTATATTCTGCTATTGTAATAAATTGTAAAATTGCAATTAGAAATAACGGCAATACTCAATATACATATATTCATGGATGGCTTGATAGATTTGCAAAAGAATATTGGAGCGAATCTGTTTTATTTCTCGATAGAACAAATACCAATGGCGCAAATATAACATATCTCTACGCAGATACATATAGATATGGACTAAAAACGGAAAATTACGCCTTTATAATGGTTCATACCTATTATGCGCTAATAAATACAAATGAAATTCCAATTTCGGACGTGATTGAAAACAAACATATCACATTTTCTGGCAACGGTTCTTCTGTGATTAACACATTTGAAACATACCATGATGCGTCTCTTGTTTTGATTGTTGAATCTTCAACCGTCAAGCCAAGAGTCAGAGTAAATAATGTAAAGGGTATTGACTTCATAAAAACGTGTTCGATTTCGCAAATTGTATTTCCGTGTGGAATCAGTAACGAATATGAGTCATTTTCGTTTATGCCTAAAGAAATTCAAGACAGCTATACAGATTCAGTAATTGGTATATCACCTATATCATTCGGTGGCACAAATGGATTGATATGCAGATACTATAAATCAAATAAAATATTTTTTATATTTAATACTGCGATTACTAAAGATACTTGGTCATATATACCAATCAGTTAAAGAGGGCCTTTAGTTAAGCAACCAAATTTAAGAAAGAGAGGAAATATGAGAGGATTAGTCCGTCAAAAGCAAAAGGTATATTGGTCACGAATTACTGAAAAAACAAAAGGATTAGACCGTATTAAAGTTTATGAAAAACCAGTTTTATACTCTTTTTCCGTATCATCCACAGCTGGAACGCCGGAAGAAATTGCAGCCGGAATAGTGCCAGATTATGATAGGTACATTACAAGCTTTAATCGAAATTTTCATCCACAGGAGGCGGACATATTTTGGATAGACAGAATCCCACAAATAAGCGAGGATGGAAACCTTATTTTGGATGAAAATGGAGAGCCCACAGTATTGCCAGACTACACACTAAAGAAGATTTTAGACACACAAAAAGGCAATATTGCCAGATACGGAATTTCTAAGAGAGGGAATGAAGATGGGTAAAACAATAAAGTGTACCTTATCTCAGAAATCAATCCAAAAAGCTATTGATGAATTAAAAAATTATCAAAAATCTTTAAGGAGCAAAAATGAAATCTTCATAAAAAGATTATGTGAATTAGGGATTCCAGTTATTGACCAAAATATTTTAGCAGCACAAGGTGATTCTGATAAGAACCACAATACTTACATCAAAATTAACAGTTTTGGTAATTATGCAGAAGCCCATTTAATATGTGAAGGAATAGACCTTTTGTTTATAGAGTTCGGTGCAGGTATTCACTACAATGGTGCAGCTGGTTCTAGCCCACATCCAAAAGGTGAAGAATTTGGTTATACAATCGGTTCTTACGGACAGGGAAAAGGAAAAAACGATTCCTGGGTATATGTTTCTGATTCTGGAGAATGGGTACGTTCTTACGGTACAGAAGCTACAATGCCAATGTATAAGGCAAGCGTGGAAATCATTCAGAATATCCGCAAAATTGCCAAAGAGGTATTCTCTTCCTAAAGAAGATACCATAATATACTGAATGATACTAAACAATTATGTTATCATTACAGTGTTAAATTGTAGAATAAAATGCAATGCGTTCACTATAAAAGCGGGCGCATTTTTTATTGTGAGGTGACAGATATGCCAGACACAATAGAATCTCCTGTATTGGAAGTTTTTTCAAGGTGGGGAGCGGCTGTTTCTAAGATTACCGGCGCAGACAATTATTCCATGGATGGGAGCGAGACAAATGCTTCCGGCAAAAAAGCATATGCACAGCTTTATATGCTTGGAAATCCAATTACGAGAGGCGACCTCGAAGGAGATGAATGCGCAACAATGCCATCATTTCAAGTAAATTGCTTCACATCTGGGAGCAAAGCATTAACCAGAGTGTATGAATTGGACAAAACAAGTCACAAAGCTATGGTGAGCATGGGGTTCCATCGCACATACGGACCGGAGCCTATGTTTTTTGGTGACAGTGGAATCAAAAAGCTTGTGAGCCGATACAGCCGAATATATACAGGAACTTTATTAGATTAGGAGCAGAAATGCTTCTATTTTTTTATCCAAAAATATGAAAGGAGAATGCCGAATGAAAGCAGATAAATTACTTTGGCTGAAAGCAGCAGGAATTAGAGCTGTAAAAACAGTCGCACAAACAGCAATAGCAACCATCGGAACCGCAACTGTAATTGGCAGTGTTGACTGGAAAATGGTTTTATCCGCGTCTTTACTTTCCGGCTTTTTATCACTGCTTACATCTGTAGCAGGATTACCAGAACTGAAAACAGACAAAGAAGAGTAGAAAGGCGGTGATCCGCTATCTCCCGGCACAGGGTTACGTGCATAAAACTTGAATTAAAGAAAGGAGCCTATCAAAATGGCAGATTTAACAACACTTGGCGTAACTTTTCATTACGGTGTTGAAACCGCTAAAGGAACAAAGCCAACTGCATTTACCTGGTTAAAAAGATGTAGTTCCATTGGTGGAATTTCCCTTGACACAGAGCAGATTGACGTATCAGCTCTTGAAGACTTCATTACACAGTATGCGTCCGGTAGACAGGATACTGGTGGTACTTGGGATGTAGCCTTCAATCTTAACGCCGATGTTATCACAGCATTAAAGAAGCTTATGACTGATGCGGCAACAGGAAAGCCAAAAGGATTTAGAGTTTGGTTTGAAGTTGTATTTCCAGACCTCGAAGATGCATTCTTTGTTATCGCAGACCCTGGAAAAAATATTCCACTGTCTGACATTGGGCAGAATGAAGCAGCAACAATTCCGCTGTCTCTCATTATTCAAGAATACAAAGGCCTTGATACAAAAGTCGTTTCCGAAGAACTTACACAGGCTTTAGACACCGCAAAAGCAGTAGCAGATTCCACAGGCGCAATGGCACTTAGCTAAAAACATATTGGGAGGATTATAAAATGGTAACTTTTAATGTACATGGAAAAGAATATAAGGTTGTATTTGGATACGGACTTCTTACAAAAACAGATGTGCTGGACAAGGTACAGGGGATTACAGATGGAAAAGAGAGAAGCCTTCAGAAAATGATTTCTCTTCTCCCGGAACTGCTTCTTGCCGGACTTCAAAAGAAGCACAAGGAAGAGTTTGGGTATGAAAGTGATTCTGAAAAAGAAGTTGTTCTTAATAAAGTCTGTGACCTTTTGGATGATTACGAAGATGAAGGAACTGAGGAAAATCCCAAAAGCGGATTTGATTTATACCAACTTCTTGACAAAGAATTGGAGAAAAATGGTTTTTTATCCGGTCTGCTGAATGCAGTAGCAGAAGCGCAGGCAGTGGAGAAGAATGCAACGAAGCTCCCACAGGATCACAAAAAGAAAAATTAACTTTTCGAGAAGCTGTTTACCAAGAGATTCTTCCGTTATACCTCTCTATCGGTGTATCCAAAGAAGAATTTATGGATTCTACGCCAGCTGAATTAAAACCTTATCTCGAAGCTGAAAAGATACGCCAAAAGAGGAAAGATGCCGAATTATGGCAAGCTGGCATTTATGAAACATCAGCCACATTCACGGCTGTTGCGAATGCTTTAATGGGGAAAAAATCTAAAGCAGAGTATTTGAAAAAACCTTTACTGGAATCAGCAGAGGAAGAAAAGCGTAAACAGGAAGGCATACTTTCCGAAGAAGAAAAGAAAAAACAGAGAAACGCACTTTTGGCAAGCTTGCAACTCATGCAGGCAAACTTTGAACTTAACCATGAAAAGGGCAGGCAGGATGAATAAGTCTTGTCTGCCCTTTATTTTTTTGTAAAAAAGGAGGGAGATAAAAATGGCTGACAATACCATTGATACCCTTGATATAAAAATTAGCAGTAGTACAGAAAAAGCAGTACGTGCGCTGACTAATCTTTCAAATAAACTCACAGAAGTTAATTCCGCATTACGCGGAGTTAATACAAACGGATTACGTAGTTGTGTAAGGGAACTTGGAAAACTAAAAGAACTTGATATAGGGAAAATGACAAGCATTGCTGATGGAATTGGAAAATTCTCAAATTCCATAAAGACAATGGGCGGAGTAGATTATAAAGGCTCTGGTCTGAATGCAGTTATAAACTCAATAAACAGACTTAGCCAGGTTGATGTTAGTGGATTTGATTCTGGGAAACTCGGAGAAATAATCCATAAATTATCAGGCTTATCGGAAATACCAGATGTATCTACCAGTGTTAATCGCTTTGTCAATTCAATGGCTAGATTAGCCAATTCCGGTGAATATATTGCGAATTTATCAGCTGAATTGCCTGGGCTTGGAAGAAATCTTAAATCAATTGTAGAGAGTTTTACGAGCGTTGGCGATATATCTGAACCTGTAAATAGGTTAGTTCAGTCTATTGCACAATTGGCAAGCTCTGGAAATAAAATCGGACAAACGTCAAGCCAACTTGGAACCCTAGCAAAGGAAGTATTATCTTTCTTTGACGTGATGAAAACTGCACCTAAAATCAGTGATAACACAATCCGCATGACGGAAGCACTGGCAAAGTTGGCTAATGCAGGGGGAAAGGTAAATTCCGCTACAAATTCTATATCCAGTGCGTTTTCTAAATTATCATCTGCAACATCTAGCCTTGGTAATATTGTTAGTAAAACTTCTTCTATAATTGGAACCGGGGTAAAAGGCATTATTGGATGGTTTCAACGTCTCGGGAATAGTAGTTCTGGAATTAAAACCGCTTCTTTTAATCTCGGAAATTTGCTTAAAACTGCTATCGGTTTTAAGGCTATTCGTGGTCTGGCAAATTTAGGAAAAAGTGCAATTGGTTTTGGCTCTGCTATTACAGAAATCGAAAATGTTGTAGATGTTTCCTTTGGAAGCATGGCAGATGAAGCCTACAAATTTGCTTCTACGGCCAAAGAACAATTTGGATTATCAGAATTGGCAGCAAAGCAATATTCTGGAACCATGATGGCAATGATGAAATCATCTGGTGTTGCGCAAGATGCAGCTTCTAAAATGTCAATTTCTCTTGCTGGATTAGCCGGGGATATTGCATCATTTTACAACATTGATACAGATACTGCTTTTCAGAAAATACGCTCTGGAATTTCCGGGGAAATTGAGCCTTTAAGACAATTGGGTATTAATTTATCCGTTGCAAATATGGAGGCTTATGCTCTTTCAAGGGGAATTACAACATCTTATAATGCAATGTCTCAAGCTGAAAAAGTTGCTCTTCGATACAACTATTTAATGTCAGTTACAGGAGATGTGCAAGGAGATTTCGCAAGGACATCTGGCACCTGGGCGAACCAGGTTCGTTTGCTCACTCTTAACTTCCAGTCACTTTCCGCAGTAATTGGGCAAGGATTGATTGCCGGCATTCTTCCTGCTATTCAAGCTCTTAATGCACTTATGTCAAAACTTATGCAAGCTGCGAATGTGTTCCGTAACTTCATGTATGTATTGATGGGAAAGAAACTAAAAGGCTCGCAGAGTGGAGTTAGTGATATCGTATCTAATTTAGGTGGTATAGAAACAGCTGGTGATGACGCATCTTCTGGGCTTGATGACGCTACATCATCTGCTAAGAAACTGAAAAAGGCACTTTCCGTATTGCCATTCGACCAATTGAATCAGCTTACCGATAATTCCGATAATTCTGGAACTGCATCTAAAAGTCTTGGTTCTGGACTTGGAGATTTGGCAGATAGTTTTTCTGGAATACAAGATTCACTGGATGAAGTTTTGACTGTTGATGAAACACCGATTAATAAATGGGCTTCTAAAATTAGAAAGGCATTTATCAATAAAGACTGGCAGGGGCTAGGCTTTACTATTGCAGATATGATAAATGTTGGAATGGAGAAAATATACGAAGTTATTAATTGGAATAATGTTGGCCCGAAAATAACTGAATTTGTAAATGCTTTTACAACAGCATTTAATTCCATGGTTAGCGGAATTGATTTCGACTTAATGGGAAGAATGCTTGGAGCTGGAATTAACACGGCAGTAAATACCCTAAACCTGTTGCTCGGAGAGGGAGGAATAGATTTTTCCGGAATAGGGGCAAAACTGTCTCAACTTTTAAAAGGTGCTATAAAGGAAATTGACTGGACAGGTCTTGGAAACTTAATTGGGAACAGTTTTATGGCATCTTGGAAAATGCTTTCTGCCTTTGTAAAGGATATGTCTAAAAAGGATGGTGCTGGAATTACTGGATGGGGTAAGCTTGGCACTGCTATTGGAAAAGCCTTAAATGGTGCAATAAAAAAGATAGACATGAACACGATTGCAGATGCACTTTCTGGTTTATTAAACGGAGCGTTCGAAAGCTTAAAATCATTTACAGAAACATTTAATTGGGATGATCTCGCAACCAAGATAAGAGATGGAATCGCTAAATTCATCAAAGAAACAAACTGGAAAGAAAATGGACAGGCTCTTGGAGATTTTATATCTCACCTGTGTACCGCATTAAAAGATTCTCTCACTACAGACACATTCTATGAGTTCGGACAAGGAGTTGGAACATTCCTTGGTGAATTGCCATGGGGTGAAATCCTTAGTACAGCAGCTGATCTGCTATTAACTGGCCTTACCAGTGCATTAAACGGATTATTCGATGGATTAGAGGAAAAGCACCCGATAGCCGGACATATTGCAGAATGGCTTACAAAAGCATTTATTGCAGTAAAAATAGCAAATATCACAGGTATCAGTACTCTTGTTGGTTCACTTGTGGGACATATTGCGAGTAAAATAGCTGAAAAGAAAAACGCTGAAATGATTGCTGAAAAATTAGCAGATGTACTTGGAGATGGCACAAGTGGAGCAAAAGAAGCAATAAAAGATTTAGGGGATGCGGCAGGTTCTTCAAGCAGTAAATTTGGCTCTCTTGCTAAAGCACTTGGCCCTCTTGTAGGTGAAGCTGGACTTATCGTGGCAGTAGGAGTAGCTGCAGTTGGCGCAACCTCTCAATTGGCTGGTCTTGTTGAAACCATGCAAGGCGGTAATGGTGTTGGAACCACATTTGGCAATACCATGAATAACTTCATTCAAACTTTACAGAGAAGAGGTGATATTCTTTCTGGATCAGCAGAGGAAATTTGGCAGTTAAAAGAAAGCCTTGAGCAAGAAGGGATGACCGCCGAGAATAAGGCAAAAGCAACACAACAATTGATTGACAAGTTGGGAGAAATGGGGGTTACATCCGACCAGGCAGAGCAAGCATTTTCTCAATTAAACCAGAAAGGTCTTATTACGGACGACATGTTTAAAATATTGTCTGATTCTATTAAAACATTGGATGATAAAACAACAAATATGTCTGGAAGTATTGACCTTAGTAAACAGTCGATTGATGATTTGTATGACACTGTTCTTCCACAATTGCAAACACAGTTAGGACTTAGCGCAGATGAAATGGTTTCTCTTGATACAGCATTAATGGAAGCTGAAAATTCTGGTGGCACTGCACAGGATGCATTTGATAATATCATGGCGCGCGCCAAGGAACTCGGAATCAATACAGAATCTGTAGCAAAGATTTTTGCACAAGTATTCCCAGATTCCGTGAAAGAGATGGAAACTAAGACGAAAACCTCTATCAGCAGTACAAATACTTTTGTAAAAACTGGAATGGGAAGCATATCCAAAGCTACAGGAACTGCAATGTCTGGAATTCAAACAGCAACTGAGAAAGCTATGTCTGCCGCACAGACAAAAGTAAAAACTTCCACAGAAAATATTAGTTCTGATTCAAAAACAAACTGGGGAAATTCCGCAAGTGCTGTATCGACAGCTCTCGGAACCATGGACACCGATACAAAAGATGTAATGGGTAAGGTTATGACAACCATTCAAAGTTATTGGTCTTCTGTTCTAATCAATACAAACCAGATTTGGGAAAAGACTTCTGGTAAAGTTGACACGGAAACTGGGAAAATGAAATCTTATACAGAAACCAATTTGTCTGGGATTTCGGATAAAATTAAAAGGCTATTTAATGTTAATCTTACATCAATTGGTCGGGAAACTGCTCAATCATTCGCTGATGGCATGAAACAAGTACATTTACCAACTCTGACTTATTATATTTCAGAGTGGAGAAAACATGATCTTGGCGGTGGAAGAACCAGTTCTACACCAGTTTACAAGCCTAATTGGTATGCCAAAGGTGGTCTTTTCAATGGTGCACAGGTAATTGGTATCGGAGAAAACGGTTCCGAAGCTGTCCTTCCACTGGAAAATCCGCGAACCATGAAGAAGATCGCAGACAGCATTGTTTCCAGTTCGGACGGAAGCATGGGACTTACAAAAGAAGAAATGACAAAAGCAGTAGCCCAGGGAGTTGCAATGGCAATGAGCATGAACAGCGGAAATAACAATCCGCAATACATTATGAACAGCATTATTCTGGACGGAAGCGAGATTGCGAAAGCAGTAACAAAAGCCCAGAGCGATACGGATAGCCGTTTCAATCCGTCCCCGGCATATTGATTTTTGACTGATTGTGTGGTATAATTTCTTCAATGAAGAAGTACACACGGTCTTGATTTTTGAGCCGCTAAGAAGAAATTAATATTTCTCAATTTTGAGGAATTTTTTATCTTACTTGGCGGCTCTTTTTTATTTTATCCTGCCTGCATATGCAGTTGCCAAAAGAAAGGAGACACATGGAATTAGTAACAGTTAAAAACAATCAAATTTTTACAGATAGTAAAATAATATCTGATGGAGTTGGGATAAAACATCATTCCATACAACAGTTAATTGCGAAATATGAAAATGATATATCTGAGTTTGGACAGCTCGCATTTGAAATGAGACCTGTAAAATATTCCAGAGGAACTAATTTTGAAAAAATATATTTTCTAAATGAAGAACAGGCTACTTTTATCATTACATTAATGAGAAATAATAAAACGGTTGTCGCATTCAAAAAAGAACTTGTTAGACAGTTTTATTTAATGCGTCAGTTTATTTTTGAACGACAAAGTAAAAATTGGATTCAAACCAGAGAACAAGGAAAGCTCACCAGAAAAGCCGAAACGGATGTTTTGAAAAGTCTTGTTGAATACGCAAAATTACAAGGTTCTGAACATTCCGACAAAATGTATATTACATATACAAAATTAGCAAATAAAATATGCGGAGTTTCTGGAAGAGATAACGCAACCGCACAACAGTTAAGTAACCTTACTGTTGCGGAAAATATTATTCTTCATTGTATACAGGCTGGTATTGACGAAAACAAGCATTACAAAGACATTTACAAGGACTGCAAAAAGCGTCTGGAAATGTTCAAGGATATTGCTTATTTGGAAGTAGCTTAAATTCTAGGAGGAATATCATGTCATATAAAAATTACATCTTAATCCAAAAGCATTTATTCCGCAGTGAATACATTTTTGCAGATACAGAAGAGTATCTGGCAGACCAACTTTTTAAGAATGAGAAAATTAGAGTGAATTTCGGAAAAGAATTTGGACATACAGAAGAGAAGTATCTTCTAATTTCCTGTAAAATCTGGAATAAAGACCAAGGCAAGTTTTTTAGAGCCATGGAAAAACTGAGGAATAAAATGCCACTGGTCGGGAAAACCGACTATGAGGAATTTTGCAAGGAAACATTCAAAATGTTTGATTAATTAATTTCGGTAAAACCAGTGGGCTAGGTTGGCCGCCGAAAAGCGTAATTCCATGATACGTCTGTCCACTGTTTTTATAAATCATGGGTCTGCGACAAGAAAGTAGTCGCGCATTAACGACATGGAGGTTATCTAATATGAATTCTGAAATCAGAGAAATATCCCAAGAAGAAATAAAAGCGAGAGTAGCGTTTCTTTCATCCGCAAAATGTAATCATACACCACACAAATATATTGATATTGCTGGTGGATTGATTGAGGGTACGCTATTATCAAGAATTTTATATTGGTTTTCTGAGGATAAAAATAAAAGAAGAAAAGTGCGCATTTTTAAAGACGGCCATTATTGGATTGCAAAACAGAGAAAAGATTGGCAAGAAGAAATTAGAATTACAGAACGCCAATACGATAAGGCAATTAAAGAACTGAAAAATAGAGGGTTTGTTGAACTCGCAAAATATAAGTTTAATTCCATGCCTACAGTACATATTCGCCCATTGTGGGAAAATATCAATAAGGCTGTTGCTGTTTGGGAAAGTGAACTTGAAAAAGAAATTGTTTCCGAATTTCAAAATGAAGCAAACGGGAATAACGAAAAATGTAATTCCCAAGGGAATGACGAAAAATGTAATTCGGGAATTACAGAAGGAAGCACTTCTTTAACATTACCTACTAACAATGATTATCATAATAACAATGATTACTTTCAAGAGAAAACAGAACCAGACTTTATTGATAATAAAGAAAAAAAGACTTTATCTTATACAGATAAAGATAATCAGACTTCTGCTCCTAATAATTATAATAAATTAAATATATATAATATACCTCCTAGAACCAAGGAGCAGAAAGCCAACCGCTATAATTTTAGGAACCAATCATCTCTCTTAGATTATAAAGACGAGGATGTTGAGAAATTGGTAACCGAAATATACGAAAGCATTTACGGAGCCAAAGAGAATATTTTTGAAGACCATGACATTTGCTTATCTATATTTTTGATTAAGGAGTTTTTTAAGAAATATCAAAAATACCGTGAAGAGAAACATCCGATGGTTACACAAAGCCAAGCTGAAAATATTCTGAAAATGATACGCAATCCAGATACAGATATGGCAAAAGATGATTTAGTAGACGATAAAGAGGAACCACTGTTCTATCTTGACATGATGGAGGAACATTTTAAGACAAAGTGGGGGAAAAGAAACGGAGGAGATTTTGATTATAGAATCATGTTATTCTTTAAAGACACCACACAAAATATGCTATATCAAAGAGTGAAAAAGAACAGGGAGGACATGCTATGATACTTTGGCTATCAGTAATCATTTTTGCGGTCGGCGTTGTTATTCTGATTGGAAATAGAATAGGCGAATCTTTAAGCTACGAATATGAGTATTCAAGTGTGAGTGGATTTATATTGTCTTTTGGCGTGGTAATTTCTTTCATCAGTGTAGTATGGTTCCTGGTAGCTGGATTGATTTTACTACTCACCAAAACCAATGTTACCGCCACCAGACAGGCAAATGCCGAGAAATACAAAGCATTGACTTACAAACTGGAAAGTGAAGCTTGCCGAGATCAATTCGGACTTCTAAACAAAGAAATTATTGACGAGGTACAGAGATGGAATGTAAAAGTAACTTACTACAAAGCAATGGAGGATAACTTCTGGGTTGGAATTTATTATCCAAATGTGTACGGTAATCTTGGAACGATTGATTATGAGACATATGAGGGTAATTAATTGACATGATAAAATAACCAAATACGTTTCAAAACCTCTTGCCAGATAAAATATAGGCACAAGCCAAGAAAATTGAATTTTGATAAAAGAAATTAATTAATTGTGGAGAAAGGAAACAAAGAAAATGAACAGACCATTATTTGAACCAGGGGATATTGTGCAGCACTTTAAGAGAGAAACCATCAAGGAGCCACGCAACAACGAGTATTTGTATAAGTTTATCGGATATGCCAGACATACAGAAACAGGGGAAGACTTGGTAGTATACAGAGCTTTGTATGGCGGTAAGGAACTATTTGCCAGGCCAACAAAGATGTTTTATAGTAAGGTAGATTGGAAAAAATACCCAGAAATAAAGCAAGAGTATAGGTTCGAGAAATATCATGGGGTTCTTTACGCTGATGGACTTTAAACAGACATACTTTTCTATCTGGCAAGATATATGGAACCTCCACAAGAAATACGCCTTTATCTCAAAGGACGATATTCCGCAGTGGGAAAATCTCACCATGGAAGCAAAGCAGATTCACGATAAATACTCTGATTCGGCCGGCGCAAAATTTGCCGAAGCTCTTTTGATTGCTGTAACTGCGGAAATTGATAGAAAAGCAAAATAGTGCTTTCAGAATACGTCCCAAGGTGGTACAATATGGGTATCAAGTATTGGGAGGTACGTATGTATGAAGAAAGCGAAAAAGTTACTATCATTTTTGGCAGTCATGCTATTGATTGTCTGTATGGCAGTTCCAGTATCGGCGGCAGGGAAGATTAGTAAGAGTAAGGCAACGTTACTTACCGGACAAACCTTGCAACTGAAATTGTCTGGAACAAAAGGAAAGGCAAAATGGACTTCCAGCAAGAAATCTGTGGCAACGGTAAGCGGTTCTGGGAAAGTAACAGCCAAGAAATCGGGTTCTGCTACAATCACTGCAAAAGTAGGTAGAAAGAAGTATATCTGCAAAGTAACCGTGGAATCTCCAAAACTTAGCAAGAAAAGCATTTCTTTAAAAGTTGGAGAGACAAGTACCATAAAAGTAAAAGGAACTAAACAGACTGTAAAATGGAAATCCTCAAAGAAAAGTGTTGCGACCGTAAAAAACGGAAAAATTACTGCGAAAAAGGCAGGAACCGCCAATATTACAGCAACCATTCTTGGAAAGAAATTTACCTGTAAGGTTACTGTGAAAAAATCTTCTAATGGTGGATTTAGCGGAAATACGAATACATCCAAAAACAATGTAACGTATCACGCAGAAGCAACGCCAAGGGGAGAAGTTATAATTCTTCAAAATAATTACAATTATGCGGTTTCTGTTGATATTAGCTGTGCTTTTTGTTTGAATGGACAAATAGTTTCAGTAAGCAATCAGTATGATACGTGTGTAATTGAGCCAGGGATGAAATATGCTACATTAATGACAAATTATGGAAGTCAATGGGATTCTGTAAAAATTAATCTAAAAACAGAAAACGTATCATATTTTGATTTTAATGCAAAGAATATTACGTATACATCAAATTTGGGAACGGAGGGTGTTGTTTTAACAGTTAAGAATAACGGAAAAAACAATCGTGGAACCCATATGGCAGTTGTATACTATAAAAATAATAGAATAATTGGATGTGACGATGGTTTGTTTGCTAATGTTCAAAGAAAAGGAAGTGTTGATTACTTACAATCATATTTTCCAACTGATTTAAATTATAATACAATAATTCCAGATCGTTATGAAGTATACGTAAATATGTCATACGATGTTCGTGATATGCCAGCACCAGAATGGTAAAAGAAAAATTAGGCTAGGGAGAAATAATCTCTAGCCTCTTTTGTTATTATAAAATAGAGCCAAGGATTCTTGGCTCTACAGCAATCATGCAATTTCTACTCTGTATGCAATCATCATTTCTTTAATCACGCCAATGTAAATTTCTTTCAGCCGCTTATCTTGCATAATCACGGAAAGTTTATTAATTTGGTTAATCAGTTCTTTTGTGCAACCTCTTTCCTCAGCTCTGGAAATTGCATTTCTAAGTTTCTGATCTAATCGGCAACCAGCTCTGTCTGATAATCTGCGGTAGCTTTCGTTTCTGGCGGCGGCATATTTATTTCCGAATGAGTAAGAGAAATCATCACTCTCGGCAATCTTTGAAATACATCTGTTTACCCATTTCTCTGTGCCAACATCAGAATCCGTTCCTTTAAAGGTATCAATAATGGTTTTCATGTTCTTCTCTTGTTGGTCGGCACGTTCCGCAAGTTTCTTCTGTTCCAGTTCGGTCTTGGCTACCTGTTGGAAAATCTGATTAAACATTTGCAGTTCGGGGGACAATTTAGAATAATCAATTACTTGTTGTTTTACCTTTTCTTCAAGTCTAGTAAAATATTCTCTAGCTTCTTCTGCTTTTTCGCTATTACCTTTTACCGATAACTTCTTTGCAAAATGAGCAGTAATTTTGTAGTCCTTAGTAGCCTGCCCTCCCCATTCGTCATTAATGACGAATGCCCAATAATCAACGTTTTCCTCTGCAAATTCATTTCCTGTAATGTTGCTCTTGCACCATCTTGAATAATTGCTAGAATCCAATTCTAAAAAAGCATATAACTTTCTGGCAGTAGTCATACCCTCTTCATCAATGCCAAGTGCGATTTCGATAGGTGTCTGGCTTGCTGTGTTAATTGTGATTTCGTTCATATATAAAAATCCTCCTGTGAAATTTTAATTTTCATTTGCAAACAGGAGTCATACAGTGTTATAATTTGTATAGCCTCCTATTTGGTGGCAGAATCATTTAAGAGATTCTTAACTTTGGTCGGTACGGAATCTCTTATTTTTATTTGTTTCTTACTTTTACATAATCTCTATAATCCGTTCTATCTTTCAAATACTGTACAGTATCTTCTGCCTTTACATCTATATACATACTTAAAGACATAAGATAATTTTCAAGCTCATTACCGTTGCATTCATCTATTCTCTTTGTATACTTATCAAGTTCTTTTTCTCCGTCCCTAACAATGCTTGTAATTTCAACTTCATTTGTTCCGTCAACAGGGGCAAACTGAACTTCTAGTCCTCCCAATATAAAAGGTGCTATTTCACCCGCATTTTCAACTTCACTTTCATAATGCTCCAATATTGCAATATTTAGAAAATGAATACTGTTATCTTGCAGAAGTTCTTCAAGTGCAACATTCACCAATTCATTTTGGCTTCTTCCTGTACTCTGTGACAGTAGCACTAAATCTCTTTCAACATCTTCGTCAATTCTAAAAGATTTTTGCACTTGTTTTTTATTTCTTACTAGCATACTTTCTCTCCTTTCATAATGCTATTGTTTTTGATTGCATTATTATATTATAGAATTTTTAGTGAAATGTCAATAAATTTCTGCTATTATTTTTAATAGCAAAGATTTTAAAAAAATAGAAAATGATATTGACTTCTAAATGACTTCATGGTATATTATAAGCAAGAAGTCAATATGACTTCAAGAAAGGAGAAATGCTACTAATGAGTATTAAAACATTTACGTTAAGACTGACAGAAGAACAGCTTGATTTTGTCGGTGAGAAAGCAAAAGAAATGGGGGTGAGTAAAAACGATTATATTCGTAGATTAATTGATGGAGATATTCGTGCAGACAAAGAGGATAAAATCTTACAGGAAATTATCGAAATCAAGAATATGTTAAAAGCAAACAAATAAAAAAGGATTCCCGCACCCTGGAAAAGTCGGAACCCTTTAAACACTCAACACACCGAAGTGGTTGATATTGTCATTATATCTCCCTTCGGTGTAATTGTAAACACCGAAAGGAGATTTTTTATATGAATGAGTTACAGATTTTTAATAATCCAGAATTTGGAAATATCAGAACAACTATGATTGACGGAGAGCCTTGGTTTGTTGGAAAAGATGTGGCTTTATCTTTGGGGTATGCGAAACCATTAGGTGCTATTGCAAGTCACGTTGAAGAAGATGATTCCCTGAAACAGGGACTCACCGATTCTCTCGGAAGAATACAGGAAACCATCTTTATTAACGAGTCTGGTCTTTACGCCCTTATTTTCGGAAGCAAGCTAGAATCTGCAAAGAAATTTAAGTCGTGGGTTACAAAAGAAGTATTGCCATCTATCAGAAAGACAGGAACCTATGATTATCCAGCTCTTTCTGGAATCTCCAAAGAATTACAGGCAGTTATCGTAGTAGACAAGCGAGTAACCCAGGTAGAGAAAAAAGTTGATACAGTGAAACAAGAATTGGAAGATTTTAAACAGGATTTACCGCTTCTTGGAGTAGAAATGGATAAGGTAACAAATGCCGTGAAATCAAAAGGAACAAAAGTCTTGGGTGGAAAGTCTAGCAACGCCTATAAGAATGGTTCCTTGAGAGCAAAGCTGTATAGAGATATTCATAATGAGGTGCGCAGACAGTTTGGCGTGACTACATATAAGGCAATCAAGCGTAAACAGTGCGAAAAAGCGGTAAAATTGGTTGAAGATTACAAGCCACCGATTTATCTGGCAGAACTGATTGACAACGAAAACGCACAGCAGAGATTCTTTTAATTAGATTTTTACAGGAATACACAGGAGGAAAATAAGATGTCAGAAAATATGGATAGAGAAGACACAATGTTTGAGGTAGAGGACACTATTGATAAAATCAAGTTTCTTTTGGATGATTTCATGGAACAGTACGGATTTAATAGCACAGAAAAAATGGACGAACTGAAAAAATGGCAGTTTGCATATAACAAGGACTTTATGACCATGAAATTGTTGATTTTATGCGATTATGCCAATAAAGCAAGACAGAAATTTAAGGCTCTTGAATCTATGGAGCAGAAAGCGTGATCGTATGGCAAACAGAATCCAGTTCAATGACTTTCAGAAAAAGAGTGTGTACGCCAAGTGCAACGGAAAATGTGCGATATGCGGTAAACCTGTCAAATTCAAGAAAATGACAATCGACCACATTACGCCGTTGTCCCGGGGCGGCACCAATGATATTAAGAATCTGCAACTGGCGTGTAAACGTTGCAATAGTATGAAGAGCAACATGACGATGGATGATATGATGGGGCAGATTTCCGAGATTTTGAAGTATAACCGCAAACAGAAATTGATTAGAATGTTGGGAGGAATTATAGAATGATACCATAATATACTGAATGATACTTTCGCCGTATGCTATAATATAAAATCATAATAAGCAAATTTTAAAGCGTTTACCTTTCGGGGTAGGCGCTTTTTTGTTGCCAAAAAAGAGGACAAATTTTTGCATTGTTCTTTTCTATAGTATGAAACTTTAAATAAATTAAAGGGGATATATCCCCCTTTCTGAGGGTTAGCATATGGCAGAAGCATTTTTAAAAGTGGATGGGGTAGCAATGCCCTGTCCTTCTTCTTTCACATGGGGATTACAGGATATATCGGCATCAGAATCCGGCAGAACCGACGATACGACCATGCATAAAAACAGAGTTGGACAGAAACGAAAGCTGTCTGTAGGTTGGAATGGGCCGGACTGGGATACCGCTTGCAAGATTATACAGGCAGTAAATCCAGAATACATACAGGTCACATATCCAGACTTGCTGTCTGCAAACAAGCACGAAACCAGAACATTTTATGTTGGTGACAGGGATTCCCCTTTTAAGTGTTGGTGGATAGGCAATGAGCGCATGGAAGGACTTAGTTTTGATTTTATCGAGAGGTAAGATATGCGAAATTTATCAACGGAATTTAAAAAACAACAGAATAGTGGGAACCGTAACTATCTGAAATATGCAGATTTTACCTTCACGAATGGAAGCGCACTATCTATCACCAATGAGGACTTATGGTCTAATGGTTTTAAGTTTGAGGATGCAGTATCGCAAAGCGGTTCTTTTGATATCGGCGCAGCTATTGTAAATAAACTGACATTACAGATCAACAACTTTTCCGGTAAATTTTCGGATTATATCTGGGATGGAGCAAGAGTGGTTTGCTACATCGGAATGGAATTATCTACAGGTATTGAGAAAATCCGTATCTGTACCATGACAGTAACAGATGCACCGTACCAGAGTACAACCATAATCAACCTCACATGCGAAGATTATATGCGAAAATTTGATCGTGAGTATTCCGAGAGCAATTTGGCTTACCCAGCAACGAGATTGCAGATAGTACAGGACGCTTGCGAGGTCTGCGGCGTTACATTACAATCTACAAGGTTTGATAATGATGATTTCATAATCCAGGATCGACCAGATGATAGCAGCATTACTTTCAGACAGGTAATTGCATGGGTAGCACAGATGGGCTGCCAGTGGGCGAAATGTGACGAATATGGTCGCTTATGCTTTGGATGGTATGAACGTGAAGTCCCGGATAATTTTTATGATTTGGTGGAAACTCCATGGAAAGATGTAGAAGGTAACGACATATTAGATACCACTGGTGAACAAATCATTACTATCATGCAGACTGGGATTACAGCAATTCAAACAAACGGATTTACTCCATGGTTGTATGATCTTGAAATAACAGGTATAAAAGTTACAGAATACGTTGAAAATTCTTCTAAAAATGAAGCAAAAACATATCAGTCGGGGAAATCTGGCTATGTTATCGAAATCAGTGATAATAAGCTAATCCAAGAGGGCTCCGGGGAGAAAATCTGCCAGATTATCGCAGACAGGTGCGTGGGGCTAAAATTCAGACCATTTACCACAGGAGCATTGACTAATATAGCATGGGAAGCTGGTGACACCATTGCAATTTCTGATAGAAATGGAAAACAGTACAAGAGCTTCCTAACTTCTGTTACTTTGAATCCAGGCGCATTTGAGCAACTTGAGTGCAGTGCTAAAAGCGTATCTAGGAATAAGCAAAAGCAGTATACACTAAGCCAACAGGTGCAAGCCGAAAGCAAAAAGAACTTAAAAGATGAACGCACCGCAAGAGAAAAGGCAATTGAAGAATTGTCTCAAAGATTGTCTGAATCTTCCGGTACATATACTACTGTGGAAACACAGCCGGACGGAAGTAACATCTATTATCTTCATAATAAGCCGCAGTTATCCGATTCTGACATTATATGGAAAATGACTGCGGAAGCGTGGGCTGTATCCACAGATGGTGGACAACATTGGAATGGCGGCATGACGGTTGATGGTGATGTAATTGCCAGAATCCTTACTGCTACAGGTATTAATGCTGACTGGATTAATACGGGAACCATTAAGGCTATTGATAAAGATGGAAACACAACTTTCTTGGTTGATGTAACAACAGGAAGAGTTGTTATTAATGCGGATTCCATACAAATCAAGGGAAAAGATGTTAATGCAATTGCAAAGGAAAAAGCAGAAACAGAAGTAAATAATTTTATAAGCAATACATACACAACTGATATCAATAATTTACAGTCTCAAATCGATGGAAAGATTGAGACTTGGTATCAGCCGAACGACCCTTCTCTTAAATGGACAAAAACAGAGGAATATCCGTGGTGTGATATTGATGGAAACAAGATTCTGGATGAATCCGGGAATGAAATTGTCTTGGTATGGGAATCAGAAAAAGCAGAGCATGAAGGTGACCTTTGGCACAATACTTCTGATAACACACAATGGATTTATAAATCTGGTATCTGGCAGCCGCAGTCTATCCCAGATGAACTTCTGGATAAGATAGATGGTAAATCATCTGTTTATATGGTTCAGCCAAAACCACCATATTACGAAGGTGACTTGTGGGTAACAACAAATAGTGAAGGAAAGGCTTCCCTAAAAACTTCTACTGTAAATCGTATTGATGGAGATTTCAACTCATCCGATTGGATTGACTTCAAGTATGCAGATAAAGACGATATTAAAAACGCAATTGATAATTACGATACCAGTCTTGGACAGAATGAAGTGTTTAATAAACTCACAAAAGGTGGGACAGAACAGGGAATCTATATCGAAGATGGGAAAGTTTACATTAATGCGAAATATATTCTGGCAGGCTTGCTTGCTGGTGAGAGAATCAATGGCCGTGGACTGAAAGTTATTGATGACAACAAGAATGTAACCTTAGAAATCGACAGCAAAGGAAACGTCATCTTAGCTCCAAAAACTTTTTCCTTACAAGGCAAAACAGTAAAGGAAATTGCAGATTCTTCTGCCAGCACCGCAGTTTCTGGACAGACACAAGCCGATATTTTCAACAAACTCACAAACGGCGGCAAGGCACAGGGGATTTACTTGGATGAAAACGGAAATGTCTATGTAAATGGAGAATACGTGCAAGCTAAGGGAATTAGGGTTGTTGATAGTAATGGAAAGACCACTTTTGCCATTGACAAAACTACTGGTGCGGTAACAATAGCCGCTTCCAGTTTTGCACTTGGAGATAAGAGTATTGCAAGTATTGCCAGCGAGGAAGCACAGAAGAAGATTGATGCATTACCAAGCGATACGGATAACCTTGTAAATGGTTACTTACTTACGGAATCTGATGTGGAAACATATTGGGATTCTTACGGTACAATTAATCATAGTGTATTAAACCCAAATGGAAAATATGAAGAAGCTTTAGCAATAACTGCAAACGGCTCTGACTGTTATTTGAGCGCTAAAAGAAGCAGTAACCCAGTCATAAGACTACCGGGTACGTATCAAGTTTCTGTCTGGCTCAAAGCTTCTGCAAATATGAAAATAAAAGTTTCTTTGAACAGAGTTCTAAGAGATGTAGATGTTACAACAAGTTGGAAAAAATATGAATTTTCTCAAACTGTTACAACAATAGCTTCTAGCTATCAACTATTTACAGTGGGTGGATTTGGAAGCTTTACAAGCGGAACTTTAGGAATATATCGCCCAGAGGTTACGGTGGCAGTAAGCAGTGAGCACATTTTGAATCTACTTACAGATAACGGTGCAAAGCAAGGAATATACATGTACAACAACCAACTTTATGTGAATGGACAGTATATTAAAGCTTTGAGTATAGCCGCTAATGCGCTGGCTGCAAATTCGGTCACCACCGATAAACTGGACGCTAAGGCAGTTACAGCAGAAAAAATGTCCGTACAGGAGCTTGCGGCAATCGGAGCCACTATAGGCGGATATACGATTCAAAACAACCGAATTTATAATGACAAAAACGGATTTCTGCAAATAAGTATAGGAAATGAATATAATGCTCCTTCTATGTTTGTACGAAATTCGGCAGGCGAATACATTAAATATAGCGCAAGTGGTATTGTATCATCATTTGCCACTTCGCTGAACTTGACTCCTCACAACACCACTACTACCGATGGATTTACAGACGGCTCAAAGCATTATTTAGGGCGCACACAATTTTACTCAGAAGTTAATATATCTGGGGATTTTAAGGTTTCCGGCACAAAATCCATAATAGCAGAAACAGAAAACTATGGAGAACAACTGTTTTACTGTTACGAGACACCAACTCCGACTTTGGGAGATTTTGGTGGTGGAGTGATTGGAAAAGACGGAATAGCAATTATCTCAATTGATGATATATTCCAGGAATCAACAGAAACAGCAATTGAATACTATGTGTTCCTTCAAAATGAAGGAGAGGGGCAGTCTTGGGTATCTGAAAAAGCAGATACCTATTTTGTTGTAAAAGGAACACCTGGACTTCGGTTTGCATGGGAATTAAAGGCAAAGCAGAAGAACAAAGAATTTATACGGTTCAACGCCGGAAAAGAAGACAGAGAAGTTAATTTCCGATTGAACGACATTGAGAATGAAATGTTCTCGGAAAGAGAAAAATTAATTTCAGAAATGGAAGGAGAATTATTATGAGCGTGATTAAAAAGCTTACATCATTTATGAAACTGTCAACAGGAGAGGGCGATAGAATCGCCTTTACCTACTCAACGATTGATACCGAAAGTGGAAAGGTTTTGAGCCAGAACGAGAAAGGAAATTTTCTCATTTTTGACGATGGGCTTTCGGCAAACATTAAGGCAATTGAAGACTATATCAATAAAAATCAGTTGAATTAAAGGAGGACAGCAACATGCCGAAATGGACTGAATACACATCAAAAAATACGTTAGCGGATAATGACGAAGTAATGCTGTATGACGCAACTGCGAGAGCGAATAAGCGCGGATTAATGAGCAAGTTTTGGGATTATGTAGTTGATAAAATGGCAACGGCTGTTATCTCGAAATTAGAGACTAATAACAAGACAATCATCGGGGCAATAAATGCACTAAATAGTGAGTTATCTTTTATATCGAAAGTAAAAGATGTGGATATTCAAGTTGTTAATGAATATGTATACACAGGATTATCGTTTACAGTTCCGAAAAACACTTTGTTTATTTTCACCGCAAAAGCGTTTTATGAAAAATCAGAGCCATTTGGGATCTCAATTGCAAATTCAGATTCCAGTTATTCCAAAAATACAGTTATTGAAAACAATGAGAAATATCCAACAACACTTACAAGCATATGCGACAGAGCAGCAGGGGAGGTTACTCGTTATATCTGGGCAAAATATAAATTTGTTGGAAAAAACAAAATCGGCATATGGGGAACCATGATGAAATAATTATTTCAAATCAGCACCACCAATACTAATCATAAGTACAGTTGACCAATCAGGAACTGGAAAACTTATTGTTTTTTCGGATAGATCAACAGTAATATCAATATCTCCGCCGCCAAGTTTATTGATAGAAAAAGTATTACCGGAATTGATTCCAATATAGTATGCTAAAGAGCTGGCTCCATTTCTCGTAACGAGAGCAATTGCTGCCAATCTTCCGTTGTAAGTGAACTTTAATGTACCTTTGCTTTCGTTTGTTGACTTTTTAACACATAATAATTTTCCATTATCACTATAGAGTTTATTGGAGAGATAAGAAAAAAATAACAAAACACTACCAAACATAAAATGAATATGCTATAATCAGCATATCAAAATCGGAAAAACAAAAAGGGAGCTGAGTTCCCGACTACCAATCAAAAAACTCAGCTCCAAGCACCACAAAGGGAAGGTACTATATTATAACATAGTAACTTCCCTTTGTGAACCATAATCACCGTAAATATATAGGATAAAGAGTTTATGCTAAAGAGCACTCCAAATGGGGTGCTTTTTATTATGCACTTTTTAACCTCAACATGAAAGGAGACCATACATGAATATCAATACCTCATTAATCAGCAACAACAACAGCTACGCAGGACAAACACCTCGGTATATTGTCATTCACAATACAGATAATATCGCCAAGACAGCAGATGCCAAAGCACACGCCACTGCACAGCATAATGGCAATTTTCATGGCTATTCAGCCCATGTATTCGTGGACGATAAATCAGCATACCAAGCCTTGCCGTATAATCGTGGAGCATGGCATGTTGGGGTAAATTACGGTGGTAAGCTTTTTGGAACTGTGAACAATCACAACTCTATTGGAATTGAAATGTGCATGAATGCCGGATATAACTACGAAAAAGCATACCAGAATACCGTTGATGTATGCAAGCAATTGATGAAAAAGTACAATATCCCGGCATTCCGAGTAGTGCAGCATTACGATGTGTGCGCTAAGAATTGTCCATCCGTTATCCGTAAAAATGGTGACTGGGATAGATTCAAGAAGCTCATTTCCAGTGAAACCGTGACAGCGCCAACCACAAAGCCGACTGTAAAAGTTGATAAGTATTACCGTGTCCGTAAGACCTGGAAGGATTCCAAGAGCCAGATCGGGGCGTACAAGTCACTCAAAAATGCAAAGAAAGCTTGCAAAGCCGGTTATTCTGTTTTTGACTGGAATGGAAAAGCAGTGTATTCCGTAACAGCAAAGAAAAGTGTAGACAAGGTTGCAAAAGAGGTAATCAATGGCGAATGGGGAAATGGACAAGATAGACGAGACCGCCTGGAAGCTGCCGGCTACAACTACGCAGAAGTGCAGAAAAAAGTCAATGAATTACTGAAATAA